GAGAAAGTGGTTGTGGAATGTTGATGTCCAAAATTGGACATGCCCTCTTGAAGAGAATTCCATTATTAAGCAATTGACAATGTGGGTTCCATCTAGTAGTATTGATAAATACAAACAGATGGTTGGATCCATATCTAATGCTAATAGTGAATATTTCTTTTATGGGAGGGAAAAATTTGAAGAGAAACATGCTCTCTTCAAAAGGTTATTGGAACAAGAACCGTACTCGTTCTACGTTACTGAATCAACGTTACCATCTTATGATGAGTTGGTAGAAAAATTCAACAGTGCTTCTAAAGCACAGTAACCTTAATTGGTTACAATTCACTAGGGTTTAAGCCGATCCTAGTGTCTTTATTTGTAAGGTTTCAAAAAAGTTTAATGAGTTTAATATGTCAAAGTGTTGAAATACTGACCAAAACAAGTATTCTTTCTCATTGGTGTCAAAAAGCCAATAAAGATCGTATTAATTTTTTGAAATTACAATCCTCTGATGATGTGATAGAGGGTGTTCCAGATAATATATCTGTAGAACATGAAACATCACACACTTCAGAAGTTTTAACATTTGTTGATTCTTCTACTGGTATTATTGATAATACTATTTATACACCTAGTAAAATAGCTACTGATTCAATATCTGAAGGTACATCGCTTAAAACTTTTTTAAGTAGACCAACCCTTATCGATACTAGAACTTGGACAACAGCTGATTTAGCTGGTTATTTAGGTTCAAATATTGAACCATGGTATCTATTTCTGAATAATGCAGTAATTTTAAATAAAATTAAAAATTATGCATTTTTACGAGCTAAATTGTGTCTTAAAATAGTTATTAATGCTACCCCTTTCCATTATGGTTTAATGCGTGTTGCATATGAACCTAGTGTGAATGTTGCTGATACTGGGTTTCGTAAAACCAAGTTAAGAACCAATTCGGTAGCATCTCATGTTTATGTAGTAACATTAAGTCAATTACCAGGAACATGGGTTTATCCGGCTGAAAATGCTGGGGGTGAGATACACGTACCATATTTCAAACACGCAAATTGGGCAGTATTAACCAATGCTGCTGATATCAAATCTCTAGGTATGCTGCGATATTTTATTGCAGCACCTTTGACTGTTGC